ACTGTGGGTGCTGGATATGATATGAAAGAAAAAAGTCCTGATCAAATTATTAGTGAGTTAACAAGTGTTGGTATTGATGAGAATATTGCTAGTCGTTTAGCTGGTGCTGCTGGACTTAGCGGAAAAGAAGCAACGAAATTTGTTAAAGATAATCCAGACATTGCTTTAACTACGGATCAACAAAAACAATTATTTGGATTAAGTTTTAGTCAAGCTTTGAAAAGAACGGACAGAGACTTACAAACAATGGGTTACGATCCAAATCAATTATCAGACAGAAAATTAAATTTACTTGCTGATTACACTTATAATGTCGGATCAATTACAAAATTTCCTAAGTTTGTAAAAGCTTTAGTTGAAAATGATTTTGATACAGCTGCAAAAGAATTTGAAAGAAAATCAGGTAATGTCAAACTTGGTCGCCGTAACAAAGCTTCAGAACAAGAGTTAGCAGCAATAAAAGATGAAGAAACAACCACAACGTGATGAATGACATAACAGATCACGGCATTGTTCTTCCAGACCCTGCCGTTAGTTTTGACGACGAAGGTTACGAGCCAAGTAAAAATGATCATCCAGCGATATATGATGCTTTACTAAGAGCAATACAAAACTTAGATATAAATTTTTTTTCTCTATCAATTAATAATTTATATAGTCAATTAACACCTACACCTATTTTAAAAAATCAACTTCAAGCTGCCTTAACAGGTTTTTCTTTAAAATTAAAATCTCAAAATATTAAATATAAAGGACCAAAAGGTTTTGACGAGTTAGGATATTACAGCACTATTATCGACACAGATCCTCTGGTTGATTGTTTAGAAAAAGAAATAGTTGATCTTAAATCTATTGAACCAGTTAGAGATTCAAGAATTCAAGACAAAATATTAAGACTACCAAACCACCACACAATTTATAATAAATTAAATGATATCTATAAAAAACTAGATATATTATCTGAACCTTATTCTATAACTGATATAAATTTACACATCAGTGATAAGGATGATACATTTAATGAATACTTCCAAACAGATCAAAAACATAAATCTAAAAACGATTTATATACATTACACATTGATCCAAAGTATAGTTACATTAAAGCGATGATTTATCTTAACCCAGTGAAGCGGGGTAATGGGCCGTTTGCCTATATACCCGAAAGTCATAGATGGAAGTTTGATGATGTAGAAATGTTATTTTGTAAAAGCAATCAACTTTCTAATACTCTTTCAACAGTTGAGGAGAGAGCTTCAAACGCACAACTACCATTGTGGGCACGGAAGAATTCATACTTTTCTAGACAGTTTAAAAATAATTCAGGTATGTCAGATCATCTATATAAAAAATTAAAACACTTTACATCTGATGAAAGTAATTTTATATTGTTTGAACCGAACTTTGGTTGGCACAGAGGTACACATGTTGATACTGGAGAACGGATTGCACTGCAAGTAATTATGAAACCATGTTAGAACTGTTATCGAAAGAAGTATTACAACGACGAGTTTTCAATCCTTATTATTATGATCTTCACGTAAAAGAATTTATGTTAGGACAGACCAAAGATCACATTGATTCTGAAGGGACTGTGCTAGATATTGGTGCAGCAGTCGGTCAATACAGTAAATTTTTTGCACTAAACTCTGGACACGTCTATGCTTATGAAGCTGTTCCTCCAGTGTACGAACAATTATGCAAAATTAAAAACAATCATTTAAATTTCAGCGCATACAATATTGCAATATCTGATAAAGTTGGAAAAGATAAATTTTATGTAGACGGTCAACGATTATCTAATTCATCTTTTCAAAATTTAGTGGATGGTTTTCCAATAGATGTAGAAGTTTCGACAATTGACAAGCAACATGAAAATTCAAATAATATTTGTTTTATTAAAATAGATACTGAAGGAACTGAGCTTGATGTTTTGAACGGAGCTAAAAAAACTATAGACAAGCATGATCCACATCTAATGATTGAAATATATCCAAAGTTTAATAAGTATCCGGTTGATACAACTTTTAAATTCTGTTTTGATCGTGGATACACTTGTTTCTATAACCATAGAGGTCAAGGATTAAAACCTGTAAAAGATATTGAGCATGGGGTAAAGATAGCTTTAACTATGCCAGAGATAACTGATGGAGACTTTTTGTTTTTAAATGGCAATAGAGCTTAAAAATAGTGTGTTTATACACGTCCCTAAAACTGGCGGACGTTGGATAAAACAAATGTTGTTGACATATGTTAAACAATCTAGACCTGTGGGTGATGCCGTATATGATTCGCACAACACTCCAGACGTTCGAGTCAAACAACCCTTTGCTTTTCTTAGACATCCCATGACATTTGTGCATAGTCTATTTCATCATCGTGCTAGAAAAAAGTCTAACACTAGAGGTCATCAGTGGAATTGGCAAGATGATTTAAGATTAGAAAAAGAATGTAAAGCTGAAGATTACGAAACATTTCTAACCAAGGTGATAAACAATAAAAATGTTGTTAGAGACTACTACGATCATTACACACTTAATCATTATCACAATATAGACTTTGGTTATATGGAACGATTGTGTGAAGACTTGATTATGCTTATAGATGGATACAAAGAACACTTTGATGAGCCTGCAATACGCATGCATAAAAAATTAATTGTTGGTGGCCGAGATGCAAGCGGCCCGATAACTGTACAAGAGGCGATGATTAAACAAGAATACTTAGATGCTATGTATGAGTCAGAAAAAGAATTGTTTGAAAGGCATCCTATATGGACCCCGTAATAGATTATTTACGAAAACAATTAATACAAAAGAAAGAGGATTTGTCTAATGTTGTTTCAAGTGGATCATCAACAGATTATCCAGAATATAAATATCAAGTTGGTATTATTGAAGGCTTGACCATTGCTCTTGAAGAACTTAAATTAGCAGAGAAGAATATACATAATGAAGGAGAAGACGAAGAATGAAAGCAGCAGGACTAGCAACAACCATAGCAGGTAATGATGATTGGATTACAGACAAAGAGTCGGCGGATCCGAAAGTATTACCACATTTACCCGGCTATCATATTTTAATTAGACCAGTAGCTATTAGAGAAAAAACAAAAGGAGGTATCTTGCTTCCTGATAAATTTAAAGACGATGCTAAATATTTAACCACCCTTGGTCGTGTGTTAAAAGTTGGTGAGTTAGCCTATGCTGATCACAATAAATTTAAAGGACGAGCATGGTGTAAACCTGGTGACTATGTTGTTTATGGTAAATATCAAGGCGATAAGTTTTTTTATAAAGGTATTAGAATGTTGTTGTTGTTTGATGATCAAATACTTATGGTTGTCCCAGACCCAGCAGATCTTGATCCCAACTATTTGGATATAAAGAAGTAATACTATATAATTAGCTTATTGACGTAATCGTAACTCGTAACTGCGGAGAAAACATGAACGAAGAAAACAAAACACAAGACGACGGCTACCAAGAAATAGACGTTTCAAAACCCCAAAAAGAAGAACCAGAAAAAGACTATGAGATTGTAGAGGAGACTGAACAACCAAAAGTCGAAACTAAAAAAGAAGAGACAGCTAAGGAGTCTAAAGAACCAGAAGAATTAGATGGTATCAACACTGCTGGTGCTGAAAAAAGAATTAGGCAGCTAATTAAACAGCGTAAAGAAAGAGAAGAACAACTCGAAGCGCAGCAACAACAAATTGCTGAGTTACAAGCACAACTTCAAAACTCAACAGAAAAAGTACAAGAGACAGAACAAGCTAGTTTAGTTAGTTATGAAAATCAAGTTAAAGAAAAACTTAAACTTGCTGAAGAGGGTTACAAGAATGCTTATGACTCTGGTGATAAAGATAAACTTCTTGAAGCTCAAAAGGCCATTGCCGATGCAACTACAGAGCTTAGAATGGTTGAAGCTAAAAGATTTTACATGGCAGATCAGGCTAAAAAAACTGAGCCTCAACAAAAAAATGGTGAAGATAAAGAAGTTAAACAAGAGGCACAACCACAGCCTCAACGACCTAAATTACATAAATTAGCTAGAGAGTGGATATCAGATAATAGTGATTGGTATAATAAAGATAGAATACTAACTCAAGCAGCTCACGTGGTCAATGAAGATTTATTACAAGAGGGCTTTGATCCAGAGACAGAAGAGTTTTATACTGAGATAAGTAAAAGGCTAAAGAAAGAAATGCCTCATAAGTTTGGTCAGCAGGAAGAACCAACAAATAAACCTGCTCAAGTGGTGGCTGGAAAGTCACGTACTTCGGCCTCATCTAAAGGTAAGATAAGACTATCTCAAGAAGATGTCCGTCTTGCTAAAAAGATGGGAGTACCACTTGATGTGTATGCTAGAGAAAAAGCCAAGGTCGAGAAGGCCGGTGATGACTACACTACTGTAAATGTATAACGTGGATATGAAAGGTAATAATTGATATGACTACAACAAAAACAAATGACGTAAAAGTGTCTCGTTCGACACAAACTACAGCTCGTAAACAACGAGGTGTATATCAAAGACAGAATTGGTTAAAGATACCTGAAGAGGTTGAAAACCGTTTCCGTGAAAAAGGACTTGTTCTTAGATGGATACGTGTTTCTCTGAAGGGACAATATGATGATCAAAATGTTCAAACGAAACAGTATGAAGGTTGGGATTTTGTTAAACCTGAAGATGTTCCGGAAATGAGTGCTGGTTTCCAAAACCAAGCTGCTGGTAGTCTAGGTAATTTAGTTATACGTGGTGATGTAGCTTTAGCCGCTAATACTATTGAAAGTAACGATGGTTACAAACAACACGTGAATGAGTTTACCCAGTCACAAACTGATGCTATCAACAGACAGCTCATGAGCAAAAACGATCCTCGTATGCCAATTTCAAATAACAGTCGATCAAAAGTTACCACAGGAAGACCAGCACACTTTGATAAATAAGAGTGTTTGGTTATTATAAACAACACTAACTTTTGAAGGAGGTTAAGATGGCAACATCTAAAAATCTGAATGGACTTCAGCCTTCGAGAATGCGTGGTGGTGGATACAATACGAGTGGTATGAATGAGTACGACATTACTAACGGTAATGACGAAAACATTTTCCAAGGCGATTTAGTAAAAATTGTTAACGGTACTATTCATAAAGTATCAGCTACTGGCAATCTACAAGCTGGAGTTTTTATGGGTGTTAACTGGGTAGATCCTGTTACTAAGCAACCTACGTTTAGTAACTATTTTCCAGCAGACACTTCATCATCAACTGGTAATCCAAAAGCTTTAGTTCTTGATGACCCTAATGCTACATATATAGTACAAGCAGATGCGACTGTCGCAGACACTCAAATCGGTTTGAACTTTGATGTGACTTTAGGTTCTGGTTCAACTATCACAGGTATCTCTGGTTTCGGCATGAAAGGCGGAGCTGGTGACGAGGCTGCAAAAGCATTAAGAGTGCTTAGAAGGTCTACACTACCTGGTGAAACTGCAACCGATCAATTTCCAAAGTTTGAGGTTAAACTTAACTTACATAGAGATGACTACGGTAAAGGGTCAGTCGTTTCTATAACTGACTTATAGGAGGGAAATATTATGGCTATAAATAGAGGTAATATCGCAAAACAGCTCCTTCCTGGATTAAATGCAGTCTTTGGATTGGAGTATGGTTCAATAGAGGACGAACACGTTCCTTTATTTGAAGTAGAAAACTCGGACAGAGCTTTTGAAGAAGAAGTTCTATTCACTGGATTCGGTGAGGCACCAACTAAATCAGAAGGTGCAGCTGTACAGTTTGATTCTGCAACAGAGTCATTTACCAGCCGTTATTCACATGAGACAGTAGCTCTTGCTTTCGCAGTAACTGAGGAAGCTATGGAGGACAACTTGTATGACACATTTGCTAAAATTCGTGCAAGAGGTCTGGCTAGAGCTATGTCAACTACTAAGCAGACTAAAGCTGCTAATGTGTTTAACAATGGTTTCAGCACATCGTTCCCGGGTGGAGATGGACAACCACTCTTCTCAAACTCTCACCCTGTAGTGGGTGGTACTCAAGACAACTTACTAGCAGCTTCAGATCTTTCTGAAACAACACTAGAAACTGCCTTGATTGCTATTCAAAATACTAAGGATGATAGAAATATCTTAATTGGATCACGTGCAAGATCATTGCACATTCCACCTGACTTACAATTTACTGCTGAGAAAATCTTAGCTAGTACATTGTCAACTACACCTATTCACTTTGGTTTCGCAGCTAACGGCACTGGACCAACTAACAAAGATGGTGTAACTAATGTCAATGATATTAATGCCATCCGTTCAATGAGTATGCTACCTGGTGGATATTTTGTGAACCACAGATTCACAGATGCCAATGCATATTTCATTAAAACAGATGTTCCTAACGGAGCTAAAATGTTCGTAAGAGCACCTTTGGCTACGAAAATGGAACCAGACTTTGATACTGGTAACTTGAGATTTAAAGCTAGAGAAAGATATAGCTTTGGTTTCAGTGACTGGAGATCTTACTATGGTTCTGCGGGATCATCCTAGGATATAAATAATAATGGGGGTCAGTAATGGCCCCTGTTATTTATTGTTAAATATAAGGAATTAAATATGGCAACAAATATAAAAGCAATATTCGCAACATCTACATCTACGATAGATTCGATTCCTGGTAGACTTAGAGGATACAGCTTAGTAAATGGTATGGCTTCAGCAACTGACATTGTGTTAAGAGATGGTGGTGCAGCTGGATCAATTATCATGAAACAAAGACTAATCGCTGGGGGTTCATCTGATCAGTATATTGAAGATGCGGGTATTCGTTACGAAACAAATCTGCACGTCACTATGAATGCAGGAGTTAGTGTAGCTGGTACATTTTTTGTAGGATAGTACATGGCCGTTCGTAAAAAGAAAAAGGGCATGGGCATAAAGTCTAGTGTTAAGTCAGGTAATTTTAGACCGACTAAACAAGGTGCCGGTATGACAGCTAAAGGTGTAGCTGCTTATCGTCGTGCCAATCCTGGATCTAAATTAAAAACTGCTGTTACAGGTAAAGTTGCAAAAGGAAGTAAAGCTGCCAAAAGAAGAAAGTCATTTTGCGCACGATCTGCGGGTCAAGCCAAGATGCATAATATTAACTGTCGAAAGACACCAAACAAAAGAATTTGTCAAGCAAGAAGGAGATGGAAATGTTAGACATGAGTATGATATGGGAAAAGATAAAAGAAAAAATTAAATGCACCACGTGTAAAAAACACTGGTACATAGCTGCGATAGTTGGTTTACTATTGTGGTGTTGGATATTCTAAACTATGACTGATAAAGATTTAACAGATCTTAAACTTGAATTAACACGTCATATCGAACGTGAGGCTCAGTTACGTGAAGATGTATCTGAACTTAAAACAGATATGGGCTGTGTTAAACGATCTATATTTCAAGTTAAATGGTTAGTCATTGGTGCTGTGTGTGCAACAATAGTTATGCAATCAGGAGCAACATCAGTTATTGCAAAGATACTTATAGGTATTTAATATGGCAATAAGTCGTGCTAATATAAGACAACAAGTAACGAAAGGACCACAAAAGAAAAAGTGGACTCGAAAGTACAAGAAGTCTATTAACTGCAAAAACCCAAAAGGTTTTTCACAACGAGCACATTGTGCTGGTAGAAAGAAGAGAGGTAGATAATGCAAGTAACAAAAAACGTAATAAGGTTTAATAACTTAATGATAAAGATTCCACAAGATACAAAAAGAGTGTGGGATTTATCAGAAAATAGATGGGGGTATCAATATGACAAAGTTATGTCCTAGAGGTAAAGCTGCTGCCAAACGTAAGTTCGCAGTCTATCCAAGTGCTTATGCAAATGCCTATGCATCAAAGATATGTGCGGGTAAGATAAAAGATCCTAGTGGTAAAAAGAGAAAAGATTTTAGAGGACCAAAGCCTAGTAAAGCTGGAGGAGGCACTATTAAATTAAAAGGTGGTGGTAAGATTGCTCGTGGTTGTGGTGCTGTTATGAACAATCGCAGAAAGAAAACTAAATACCCTAAAATGCAGAATGCCTAATAAAAATTACTACACACAAAGAGAGTGGGACAGAGTTGTTGGATATGGTAAGGTTCCGGATAAATATAATATAGAGAAAAAACAATGGCTAAAAAAGGTTTAAAAACGTGGTTCAAAGAAAACTGGGTGGATATATCCACAGGTAAAAAGTGTGGCCGTAAATCAGCTAAGTCGTCAAAAAGAAAGTACCCAGTCTGTCGTCCAAAGGCAGTAGCTGATAGAATGACAGCAGGACAGAAAGCTGCGGCTGTTAGAAGAAAAAGAGCCAAGACTAACGTAGGTCCAAAGCCTACATCTATTCGTTATCCTATTAGTGCGAGTGGACGTAAACAGAAGGTTAAAACTAAACGAAGGAGATAGACGACGATGATTGATCCATTGACAGCTTTTGCAGCATTAAAAACTGCAAGTTCGGCTATATCCTCTGCCGTAAAAGCTGGTAGAGATTTAGGATCTCTCGTTGGTCCTATTACAAAACTAGCAAAAGCAGAAGCTGATTTAAGCTTTGCAGCAGAAAAGAAGGGTGGTATACTTGGGAAATTGACGGGAGCTGAGCAGACAGCAATTGAAGCTCACTTTCGGAAAGAGGAAGCCAAACGTATTCGTGATGAAATGCGTGAATTGTTTTTATTGTTTGGTTCTCCTGGACAGTGGGAAAGACTACAAGGTGAAATTGCTAACGAAAGATCTCGTCGAAAGAAAGCTCTTGAAGAATTAGCAGCAAAGAAACGTCGACTTAAAAATACAATTATTATAACTGTATCTATTGTGGCGGCGGTGATAATATTAACACTTGAAATAATATACTTAAAAGGAGCACTATAATGGTAATGAAAAAGAAACCAACTAAGAAAAAATCAACTAATAAAAAGAAAGCTTCTTTGGTGGATATGA